AGGAGTAAAGGGATTATAATGACCCTTATCGGCGGCAATAGCAATTCCTGCTGTGATTGCTCCAATTATTCCACCAAGAACAATAGGTACTGCTACATTTAGTAAACCACCAGGTCCAGCAATGGATGCATATGACTGAGAGCATCCCCCTATATAGTAAGACGCCAGTTGTGAAGCAAGAACAATACCAAATACAGTGCCAATTCTTCTAGCGGAAGCGCCTGTATTTGCAGCCCACGTAAGGAAATACACATAAATTAAAGAAGTTGCCAAAAAGGCCGTTGGAATATATGGTGATTCGAGTCTTTCTAAGCCAGGAATAGTACACCAGAAAGAGCCATAGGATTCTTCACTGTCTAATTTTAGGCCACCCATGTATGAACCCCATAATTGTGAACCTATTCCAATTGTTGCCATTAATGAAAATGCCACAATGGAAGGCAATGAGTACTTAACACCAGTATTTTGGTTAACTATATCAATTATGATTCCGCTTACTAAAGTGACGAAAGGTAAAATATTTGAAAACCATGCAAGAATAGACCCGAATAATTTTCCTGCAACTCCAAAATCGATCGAGCCATCTATTGCTAGATTTCCGTATCTGGAATATAAAAACCATAATGCTGCAACACCTAATGATCCAATAAGGACACCAGTAAGTTCACCATCCATCTTCTATTATATCAAATGTAATATGTTTTTCTTAACAAAACCTATCACAGATATAAATGAGCATATTCTCAAGCAATAATTGGCCTCCAAGTTGTTCATCTGCTAAACAAAGTCCTATAAATCTAACACAGTCTGGTGCCAAACCTTGTAGATTATCATGCGACCTTGTTATGGATGATGGTAACGTCTCTCAAGCAACAGTATCTGTATCTAATGAAGGCTTAATATTGGAAAGTTCATCGAGCCTTGGGTCGTGTAAGTTCAGAGGAGAATCATACGTGTGCCAAGGATTGGCTGTAAACCACCCAAGCCACCACACAATTGAAGGCGTTCAGGCAGATGGAGAAGTGACTGCATTTTTTCGGAAGCCAACTGGCGAACTGATGTGTATGAGTGCATTGTTCCGAATCAACAGTTCTCAGACGGCATCTTACAATTTCTTTAAGCAGTTTGTTCCATATGCAGTAACAACTGGCGAAACAAAGGTTACCTTGCATGAGTGGAGCATTGCGCAAATCGTTCCTCCCGAGTCCAGTTATTATGTATATGATGGTTCATCCTTAGTTCCTCCGTGTACTCCTTGCGAGTGGATAGTATTCAAATCGATGATTAACATGGACCAAGGAGATTTCTCGTATCTTGTGCGGAATGTAGAGGCTGGTTCCAGACCGGTTCAGGGTCTTGGTGACAGGGAGGTATTTTTTAATGACATCAACAATATCCCTGGAGGACCGATTCCGCATGACAATAAGTTTTATTTAAGATTGCGTCCGACTGGGAATACCAAAGTAGGAGGCAAACTAGAAGTTAAGAAAGCAGATTTGAAGAATAATGTTAAGCAATCTGATGCCGATAAAAAACAGCAAGAAAGTGGAGTAACAAAATGGTGGAATTCGATGTCAGATGGAGAGAAAGTAGGATTTGTAATTGGTATGATTTGCGTGCTTCCAGCAATATATTATGGGTGGACATATGGGAGTAAAACGCCTCTAACAGGCGAGTATGGTAAAACTGCCGCTGAGACAATACGTGGTTGGATAGTTTGGTTATATAGTTGGATAACTGGACTCTTTACCTATGCTATAACACCAACTTAAGTCCAAGTTGATTCTTCAGTTTCTATAAAATTTTTATGACAAATATCATCTTCTGAGTCGCTTGATGTTCTTTTTTTGGTTTTATTTTTTCGTCGATTATTATTTACTTCTGTCCATTCATCTTCTTCAACTAAAGGGGGCTTTTCTGGTTCTATTTCTTGAAAAAATACGGTTGGTTTTGGAGTAGGTTTAATTCGGCGCAATGTTGCATATGTAATTTCTTCTTCTTTTTTTATATTTTTAAAGTATTCTGCCATTTGACTTTCAACTCTTTGTCTGGCTTCGGCTTCATTTCGAAGTTGTTCCCAGTGCATAGATTTGTGTGTATCTTTACATTTAACAAGTGTTGGAAAGTGTTTTTCTGAGTGTTCTTGTATATTTTTGATTAATTGGGTGTCGTTTTCATCTTTTGTTTGCTCTTTACGGACATGTGGCGGAACGTATGCCATTTTGTTATTTTTATATACAACATATTATTAAAACTGTTTTATTCTGGTAAAAATGGAACTTAATATCTGTTTGAATATATTAGTTAAAAGATGGTTATTGGTACAATTATATTGAATAATGGGACTCTGAATGAAGTATCTGTTCCTGCAAAGACGGTTGATGTATTGGAATGGATACGTAAAAAATATAAACAGCCAACTATTCAATTCCAAGGAAAATTACAGGATCCAGTAGATGAATCACGGTGGTTATCTATATTTGCTAAAGTTGCTGATGATGATGACGAACCAAACCAACATATGCTTCCTTCTCCTTATGACGAAGAAACATATTCTGGAGTAATAATTATCCTTGCAACAAGATCTGAGTCGGATGAGTATGATAAGTCTATTAGTTTATATGTGAATTTGACTATGGAAGAGTACGAAACTTTGTATCACGAGTGGTCATTTAATAGTTCTGACGACGAAGAAGAGGAGGAGGAAGAAGAGGAAGAAATTCCTGAGGAACCTGAACTTGTTGCAAGACAGGTTACACAGGTGGTTGTAAATACGATTAAGACAAACGACGTGTTTATAAGTTGTCCAATCCGCGATAAAGTTATTCAGAATTTTGCAGAGCAAACTAATGTGGAAATTGCAGCTCTGTTGGAGAAGTATACGTTGGGTTATGTTGTTGAGCAATGTAAACTCAATTGCATTGATGTTGACTGGACAAATCGTATTTTCTGGAATACTTATAGGAGCAAGGCGATTTCTGTATACGAGAATTTGCAGATAGATGGTTCTACAAAAAATACAGAGAATTGGGCAAGTAAGTTGTTAACATCTGAAATTGAACCCAAAGCATTTGTAGAGTTGTCTGCTCAGGAGTTGTGCCCAACTAAATGGAAGGCTGCTCTTGACAAGATGGTTGAGTTGGAGACTCGTTTATATACGAAAAATACGAGTGCAGCAATTCACTTGTATTGCTCGGGTTGTAAGAAGAAGTCTAAATGCGATTACTATCAGATGCAGACAAGGTCAGCAGATGAGCCTATGACGACGTTTGTCACTTGCCTTGAGTGCGACCGGGAATGGAAATTTTAGGCAAAGGAGTTGGCGGAGTTTCTAACGGAGGTTTTACTGGAATTTCAGCGCCAGAACTATCTAGCACCTTTACATTGACTCTGGATACAGGGCTCATTGAACCTGGCTCGTGTTCAATATATACATGAATAGGATCTAACCCATTTGTGATTTCAGGTTTAGAAACATTTTTCTGGTCATGAAAATTTTTGTTGAACAAGGCTATAATTGGTTCTGGGATTTGTGGGCTTGTTTCAGCAAGTCTTTCAAGTTGTTCACGAATGACTTTAAGCATGTCTCTTGCTTTCATTCTTTCTTTGCGAGGCAAACTTAGTTCGATAACAATGAACTTATGAATTTTGGCATATGTTATTGATGAAATTTTGTGTGCTTCTGACCGTTTAGCGAATCCGAAATAATTTGATATAGTGTTCATAATACCAACACCTAGACTGATTGCTCCGATTATTACGCTTGCTGCTTTAGAACCGCCAAATAACGATTCAGATGCAATAGAACCTGTTCCAGCAAGTGTAGAAAGAACAATGACAGGTATTGCTATGTTGGTGTCATATTTAGATACCATCATCTGGGACTTGGTATGAAGCCATGAGTAACAAAGAGCTCGTTCTCCTTCTTGAGATAAAATCTCTTCTAATTGAGAGTTCCAACTAATGTCGTCTTCGTCAGTTTTATCCATTCCTTTGTTTTCTAGTAAAGTGAATAATGGTGTGGAGTTTAGAAGACCGACCGACAGAAAAACGCGAATTAAAAATTTTTAAGTATATTCTGAGGATGTCTGATAATTCGGAGTTTGCTCATACTGTTTCCAGATTTGTTGACTTGAGTGAATACCTTCGACATCAGAGGTACAATAGTTCAGATGACTTACGCAAAGATGTGTTATCTGACGGTAGACCTTTATTTTCGAGTTTGGAGGCGAAGAAGTTATTACAGCTCTTGTCGAAGGCGGGTGGTTCTGAAGTTGAAGCCTTGCTGGATAGTACTATTTCTGATTGGTTAAAGTGGTTATATGAATGGTCTCCTGGATTTATGAAGACTGGGGTAGATGTGGTGAGCCCGCTATTATTTATTGTTAAGACACTCGAATCTGGACCATTTGGGCCTATGTTAAGCATTGCTATGGACTCAACTGCTGCTGCATTGCCAGCAACTGGTTCGGCGATAGAAAGTATAGTTCCCAAAATTATGGAGTTTATACCAATTCCAGAATCGGGTCCAATTGGAGAAATTATAGGATGGATGATAGCTTCTGTGTTTGTAATGCTTGCAATGTTATTGAATGTTTCTCGTCAGCATTTTGGTCAAGCATTTATTGTGTCATTCTTAATGATTCCTTTCTTCGGTACAACATTATATAGTGGGGCATTAGCCGCTGAAAAACTGGCTGGAAAATTATTAACAAGATATTCTGAACAAAAGGAAAAACTGTTGGGAGTTGTCCAAAAGATACAGGCATTTGGAGAGCAGGCTTCCGCCACCCTTGGCCAAAACTTACCTGCAATTAAAGACGTTACTCCTCCTTCTGGCGGCAAAGCACTTTCAAGTGAAAAACATTCTAAAAGAAAATGGAAAACGCGGAGGAAATTAAAAGCGTAATACGTTTATGGGTTTCTTTAGATGATGAAACTCGGCAACTTCAGACTCGCCAGAAGGAGATTAGGGAAAAGAAAGCGGAACTATCAGCAACAATTCTGGATTTCATGCGAAGTAATAAAGTAGACAACTTTAGTCTGGAAGGAAATGGGCTTGGAACTATTTCAAGAACTGTTCGAACGTCTCGACCTCCTTTGCGTCGCAACGTAATTCGAACTCAACTTCTCCTTCAGTTTTCTGACCAACCGCAAAGAGTAGCTGAGGCTTTGCGGGCAATTGAAGGAATTCCTGAAGGAGATGATATGTCTGTTGGAGGAACACAGCGAGAACTATTATCTCGACGTATTCCTCGGACGGCAACTGTAAATTTATCCTAAAAATGTTCCATCTTCTTTGTATATGGGAGAGTCGAGTACGCTACATATGTCAATTCTCCCAGGACGCAAATAAGAAGTATCCAACTTATCAATTTCAGTTTTGGATGTATTGCTTGTGAAGATAAGAACAATATTTTTATAGAATCTCATATTGTCCATAAATTTAGACCAAGTAGGTTTGTCGTATATCAGTGTTGGTATATGACTATTTAATTTTATTTCATTTGCATGAATTTTCTTAAGCATGATGTCTACTTCATCAATAAGAATCACGATTGGGACGTTTTCGTCTCTATCCCAATCTTGAATTCTTGATATGGTATTAGACAACGTATCGCCTGGTTCAGATGGATTAAACGTATTGCAGAATACTCCATTAATCTGTTTCGCTATCAAATATCCAAGAGAACTTTTACCACTACAGGGCGGTCCTTCTACAAATAAGTTACATTGATTTTTCTTGTTAAACATCGTAATAACATCCGAAACAATCGATTCTTGCCCTAAAATAGGCACCAAACTAGTTACATTAAACATTAAACGTGAATAACAAAAATCCTTATAAGCACCATATCTGGAAAATACATATATTTTTTCGGAACTTGTTGTTATCGTTTTAGGTATTATAGTTTCATCGAATAATTTACATGCTGTAAAAGATTCCTCCTCTGGTTCAATTAGATGTTTAAAATATGAATCTGTTGTTAAACATACAATTTTGACTTCACCATAAGTATCATAATAAACATTGCCAATAATATTCTTGTTCCAAAACCAACCAGACATTTTTTTTTTGAAACCTTTTGTCAATGCCGTATCCGTACACGTACATTCGTTCTCTAGACGCTTCATGATTGGTTTAACCAGCTCTTTGTCGTGTGGGATAGTGAACCGACATATATTATAATGCTTCAAGCCCAACAAACACAAGTCTATAAAAAACGACGAATAATAACTAATGAACCCAAAAAGTATCATAACTGGTGGTACTGTAATCATTTTTACTATGATATGTAAGAATGCTACTAAACCGTATTCAATAGATGTCTAAGAGCATCTTGTGCAGCAAGTTGCTCTCCTTGTTTTTTAGTTGCTCCTAATCCAACTCCAATCCTGTTTCCTTTGCTATCAATGGCTGCCATAGTATATCCATTGTCTGCTGAAACCATAGCGTATGTTGGTGTATAGTGCAAATTGGTTTGACAGAATTTCTGTAGTTGGTCTTTGAAATTGGTATCATTCTGTAAAATGCCTGGAATATCTATATAAGTTTCAATTAATGACACAACAAATGGATAAACGGCCTGAAAGTTATATTTACAATCAATCCACAAAGCACCAATAAAGGCTTCTAAGATATCACCTAATTTTTTAACATTATATCGACCATTACATGCATCTTCATTATGCTTTGAGATAACGTAAAATTGATTTAGTTTAATTTTTTTGGTTAGTTCTCCAAGCATATTGTTGCATACAATTTCTTTACGCAGATTCGTAAGAAATCCTTCTTGTTGTGTTGGGAATCGAATAGAAAGGTATGTTGCAACAGATGCTCCTAAAATAGAGTCACCAAGATGTTCAAGGCGTTCGTATGATTCTGGAAATAGATCAATACAATTGGGTGGTTTTTGTGCCAACTGAGCAACATGACCCATCGGTGTTGTGTACTTATCCCGCCTGACATAGGATGAATGAACCATTGCATTTTGGAAGATGTCTACCTTGTTGACAAGATGTTGACAATTATGAGTTTGTAAAATTGTATGTATATCCTTCTGAGTAAACATACAATTTTTAGAGTTGAATGGATTATATATGGGTACTTCCATTGCTTTTTAGGATTCTATGATAACAACAAGAAAGTCCATTTTTATACTGCTGAAAAAGTATTTACTTTTTACTCGTCAGCTTCCCGAACAATTCGCCGGACAGCAAACGTGTCGCGTTGAGGATTTTGTCGGGCGCCATCACTGATGTGCTTAAAGCAGGCATCACGGGCGGCACGGTCACCTATAAAATATGACCCGAGAAGTTGCATGAGTTTGCTCTGCGAAAGACTCCAAGGAACAGTTCGGGTTCCAGGTCTGTCAATCTTAATCTTTGATCCATCAGCACTTACAGCTAGTTCATTCACCGAAGCAAATTGTGGTAACTTCATGAGTTCGATGATTCGGTCTTCAGCTGCACTACGCATATCGCGTGTTGCATATACTCGTGTATTGAGTTCACGGAGTTGGTTGTCAACTTCCGCGAACTCCCTTACACATTCCCGAAGGTTATTGATATCTTCTTGACTAGGTTGTGCCATGTTTTAATATAAAAATGGAATTAATCCTAAAATCCGTTTTTACTCATTTGGGTCAGGAATACATCCCCCATAATGAGCCATTTGGTTTGGTTGTTCTTCTAGACAGCCTTGACAGGTTCTTGACCGTTTACGGGATTCTGGTTGTTCAATTAATGATTGAATAACTTCTGTCAAACGCTTGACGGTTTCATCAGCGGCAGTAAGCTGCTGGCTTAGCAAATCAATTAGCCTTTGAAAATCGTCCATGCTGTTTGATAGTCAAAATAAGCATAATAAAAATTCATTTTAACCAAAAATACTTGGTAAATATCTTTGGTTTGTAAACGCCCCTCCCACGCGTTTTACAGTGATAGTCAAACTATCTCCTTTTTTCAATGTCTGCCGACATATCAGACTGTTAATCTGATTTTCCCTTCCCCAAGCCGTGTACGCTTGTGAATATGTCATGACTTTTGCCATGTCCACGAATAATATGAGTATGCTTTTCAGCGATAATCATACCGTCCTTTCCTTCTTTTAGATTTGCTGTCTAAAAGGTCTTGTGCATCATTCTGCACAAAACTGTGACGACCTGTGTCGTCTCCATAACAGAGTCGGTTGCCACCACTTAACAGGTGGCAGCTTCGTATCTGCTCGAGCTCTCTTATACACATTATTGTCTTTCTAGATGTCCATACAACCTTTCTTTGTGTGGCTACCAACCAATCACAATGAACCTTTATGAAGTATTTTCATCCAAACAGCACAATATGTCTATTAGAGAACTGGCGACTTTTTTCTTATAAATTTAGAATCCGTTTTTAATACAAATGTTTGGAGAAGACGAAATCAGACATCTACGAAAGGTTTACAATTCTGAACATACCAAAGAACAACCCATTCCCGATGGAACACCTGAACAAATCTGGAATTCATTGAAGAGCCGATTTCACTCCAAATGTAAGATTGGAACAACAGAGTGTATTATAGCTCATATGCTTACCCGCCCTAAGGTTCCAGATTCATGGATAGTGAACCCAACTGAATGGCTTTCATCCGTTGACATAGAAAAGGTAGAAAAGAGTTTTGAGAAGTTGTTTGCAGCATATAAGTTTTTGGGGTGTATTCCAATTGATTTTGATTTAAAATCTCCAACTGGGAAATGCTTAGTCGATGCCCTTTGCTCTACAAAACTTAAAGACTTATATCGCAAAGGCAAGACCCAAATAGGAATTGTATTTAATACAGATGTAAGCACAGGACCAGGAGAACATTGGATGGCGTTATTTTGTGATATTTGTCCTGAATTAGAAGAACCGCGTGTGACATTTTTTGATTCATATTCCAATAAACCAGAAAAAGAAATACAACATCTAATGAAGCGGTGGGCAGAAGAATGGGATGCAACTGGCATTCATGATAAACCAATGCAAACAACATATAATAGCACAAGACACCAATACAAAGATTCGGAATGTGGCATGTATTCCTTATACTTTCATTACTCATGCTTGAATGAACTACCAATGGATAATAAAATTCCAGACAATGTCATAAGCATATTTCGTAGACTACTTTTTAACGAGGATAAATAATAAGATGGAACTTTGGCTAGAACAACACAAGTATACAATTTTAACAGTTATGGCAATTATAGCCGCTCTGTTCTTTATCATTGGACCGTTATGGTCTGCTATAAGAGGCAATCCAGAAACTGTAAAAGCACTTGCAAAAACTACTTTTGGAACATATCCAAAAGTAACTGCTCTAGCCCCCTTAGGCTGTCCAACATCCGACAATACTAAATTATGTGATTACTATATTGCCTCGTCCGCCTATTCCGTTTTCCCAAGTTCGCAAGTATATGATTTCGTATCTGACAGTGTTCTTACGCTGGCCATTAAAGCAGGGGCTAGATTGATTGAATTAGATATATATGCAGGAGATAACGATAAGCCTATCGTGGGACTAAAGAATGAAGCACTTGGTTATGATTATTCTAAAAATTCAGTCGATTTTGAATCGTGCTGCATAGCAATAGCCAATTCAGCCTTCAACAAAGTTGATACTCCTCTTTCAAGTGACCCTTTTATTCTCAGTTTGGTCTTTCATACAGATAAACGCAATGTTATGGATGCTACTGCTCAAATCTTAAAAGATACATGTAGTCGCTATTTACTTCATTCAGAGTACGCCTTTAAAGGCCAAGGATCAAAAAATATAGCACAAGAACCAATCTGCAGTTTTTCAGGAAAACTCATCATTGTTTCAGGTGGGTCCATTTCAGGAACCAACATTGAAGAACTCGTAAATCTATCTTGGAACTCATCCAATTTGCGTAGACTAACTTATATGCAAGCTTCACAACCATATGACCACGATGAACTCATCAATTCAAATCGCACAAATATCACCATGGTTATTCCAAACCCTACACCCGACCTAAAAAATAATAATCCGACCATATTGTTCTCATATGGTTGCCAGTGGAATTTAATGAACTATGGCTCTCTAGATTCTATGATGGAACTATACGTTGGTCAGTTCCAGCAAGGAAGTGTTATCTTGAAACCCAAAGAGTTGCGTTATAAGCCCGTAGAAGCAAAAACTCCTGTCTTGCCCGACCCTGCTACACATTCATTCCAGCCCATGGCTCATACTTCTCCGATTTATGATTCCAACCCCAAAACAGGCGATAAATCAATTGTTATTTAAGAAAAGATTTAGCTTGATATCTGTATAATTTCTTTTGTGATTGAGTTTTGGTTTTACTTAATGATAAATTAAAATAGCTCTTACCCATATAAGAATTGAACTCCTTTTCTTCTTCTGGCGTCCACGTAGAAGGATGTTTTGCATTAATGATCTTAAAACGTTTTTTTTCTTCTGAAGTAATTTTTTTACGCAAAGTTTTCGTCCTTCCCATTATTATCTCCGCGTTATAAATAAAATGCCAAACAAGTGGTTGATGCATGTCAAGAAGACCATGAAGCAGATGAAGGCCAAGGGCACTTACGAGAAGGGCAAGGGTCTGAAGCAGGTGATTATGGCGGCGAAGAAAACTTGGCACAAGGCCAAGAAAGGTGGTGCTGAAGGTGATGGTTCCGGTTCTGATTCCGACGAGGACAGCAATAAGTCAGGGAAAACAACTGCAGAGCCCCTTGCTACAGCAAAGCCCCCTGCTACAGTATTAGGCGGTCGCCGTCATCGCAAAACACGCCGTCGTCGCCACAGCCGTCGTCGTTAGAAAAAATGAGTATAACTAACATATAAAGACAAATGGGTGGTGGATTACTTCAACTAGTTGCCTACGGTGCTCAGGATGCATACATTTCTGGTAATCCGCAGATTACATTCTGGAAGGGCCTTTTCAAGCGTCACACTAACTTCGCTATGGAACCTTTCCGAATCAACTTCAGCGGCCAGCCCTCGTGGGGAACCAAGCAGACTGCCATCGTTGGTCGCCACGCCGACCTACTTTACTCAACGTATGTAGAGGTTGTGTTACCTTATTTGGGAACGAGTTCAACTCCTACTCCGTACGAGTGGTCTTCTGGCGCCTTAGGTTATAAACTAATCAGACATGTCGAGTTAGATATTGGTGGTCAGGTTGTTGACCGCATGTACTCTGAGTTTATGTTTATTTGGTCGGCATTAACTCTTTCAACTGATGGACTTGGTAAACTTAATGCAATGATAAACCCAACCATTGAGGATGATTCTGAGTGTGCAGCGGATGGTCGTAAGAGACGAGCAAACGTGCTATACATCCCTTTACCGTTCTTCTTTACTCGCAATCCTGGTGCTGCTCTTCCTCTAATTGCTCTTCAGTACCACGAAGTAAAGATTAATGTTCTTTGGAATGATCCCCAGTTCTTTGCAGGTGATTTCAACACAGTAAGCAATTGCCCTCCTCCTACTCAGGCTGCTCTTTATATTGACTACATCTACCTAGACACTGAAGAGCGTCGTCGTATGGCACAGGCAAGTCACGAGTATCTCATTGAGCAGACTCAGTTCAATGAAGACAAGGGTATTCGTGGAGCCAATAACCGCATTGACCTGACCTTTAACCACCCCGTAAAAGAACTCATTTGGGTTGTTCAGCCTGCTTCTTATACGGACTGTAAGTTGGCTGCTAGGACTAGACAGACTAAACTAGCCCCGTTTACGTATGACCGTGCATTAGTATACGAGCAGTGGCTACAGATTAACGGCCAAGACCGCTTGGACCGTCGTTATGGCGATTACTACAGCAAGGTTCAGCCCTTCCAGCACCACACTGGCGCAGGCACCAGCCAACTCCCTGGCGGCGGCGGCAGCCTATACTGCTACTCATTTGCCTTGCGCCCCGAAGAGCACCAGCCTTCTGGCACATGCAACTTCTCACGCATCGATACGGCTACAATTGTGATGAATATGGCGGGAGAAGCTGGTGTACCTCCTGGCATTGGTCCCTCTGATGCAGATGCTGGCGACTGGAATGTGCGTGTATATGCCGTCAACTACAACGTTCTTCGCGTGATGTCAGGTATGGGTGGACTTGCATACAGCAACTAATCTGGCCGTTGTTCAGGATATCCAATAGTTTGTTTAATTTTCTCCAAATACAGAATACCGTCCATTAGCTCTTCTTGAGCATGTTGAATCCATTGCAAAAACGTTAGGTCATTACGATCCAGCGTTTTTCCATATTTAATTTGTCCAATCTCTGCTCGTTTCTGGAAAGCAGAGATTACACTTGATACTACTGAATCATATTGAGGTTCCATTTGTAAATAAATAATTTATATTGTATAAATTAAAATGATTATGTATTTAGGATTTCTAATTGCAGGTATTTCTTCGCTTGTTCTTCAGTATGCTGGTTTAACTCCAACAGTTAGAACGGTTTTGCTGGTAACGTTTGTGCTTGGGTTAATTATATCAGTATACGGATTATTCAAGCCGTAATTACCAGCTCATGAGAATGTCATCCATACGACACTGGCCATCTTTTTCATCTTGTTTTGTTTGTTTATCGACTAAAGCATTTGCATGAGCCAATTCGGAATTAAATAAGTCGTGTTCTTCGTGTCCTTCGGGCATACGAGATTCATCTACTAGAATATCTACAAACCCGGTACCACAAGGTGGCTTCTGACCAAACATGATGTTTGCTGAGACGCCCTTCATAGAGTCAAACTCTCCTGAAACAGCGGCATCAAATAGAACTTTAGAAGTCATTTCGAATGATGATTTGGCGAGGACACCATTTTCTAATTTGTTCATACCGAAACGTGCAATGGCGATTAGATAACCGTGATAAGTCATTGCATCCACAAGCAAGCAAGGATGCCGATAGTTTACTGAATCTGAACCGAACACATCCATCATTTCTTCATACAAGGCCATACGTGCAGCCTCAATTCCGAATACGTCTAGAATTTCATGGATATCGTTTGAGAAACTCCGCGTTGGGTCAACATTTGGGAATACGAACAAGTCAAGTAGGTTGGTTCCTTCTGAGTCAAGAACCCATTGAGAGTGAGGAACATATCCTGCAACACGTTCGTCAAATACAATCTCATCCTTCTTTTCGCGAGGAAATACACGACCAATTCCATCAATTCCAGTTAGTGTTGTATCAAGCAACTTATCTTCGATGAACCGAAGAGACAATGCATTCTTTACGACATCGGTGCCAAATGTGATACGCATAACAAGTTTATCGCTTGTATTGGTATCGGGGTGGATACAATCGAATACACGAAGAACTTTGTTGCTTTCAATTTTCATTCGAATTTTGGTCATATCCAAAATGTTTCTTAGAAGCATTTGAGTTGGGTCGAGCTCCAACCGAATAATCCACGGAGATGTACAATTCTGTCCATGAGTCAGACTGAATTTCTCGTATGACAAAAGAATTTCACGGTCTTCTCTGACAATGGTATTTGAAGACATTGGATTGGGGTCATAATAGATGCAAACAGATTTGGTGATATCGCGAAGAGTTGTTTTCTGGATTTCCTTCATGCTTGAAATGGCGCCTTGGTGGTCAGACATGTTGGGTAGCAAGTAGATGATGTTTGAAGGATTTTTTGGATTTTGAGATACGCTAAGAAGTTCTTGGATACGAGGAACACCTTGCGTGGCATTGGCCTTGGCTGTTCCTGCTTGGTGAAATGTGTTTAATGTTAGTTGAGTTGTAGGTTCACCAATAGATTGAGCGGCAAGAGGACCAACCATTTCACCAGGATGAACAAGGGCTCTTTTGTATTTAAATTTGATATCGCGAATCAGTTCATCGAACAATGCAACCGTAAACCTGTTGACAATGATAGACTTCTTTGGAGCGAGATAGTATCGAAGCAAACAATGGAATAGATAGTTATCTGCCATATAGGGAGTCTTACACAACCTATCAAGTTCGTCAACGACATAGTTGGGTGTCAAGTCGGTCTTTACAAGGTAGGGGTTGCGATACTTATCCACAAGTCGGCCCAAGTGAACAGGTGCACGAACTTCTGACTTCTTTACGAACTTAAGAACTCGCCTTACAAACATTTCGCGGTCATTCAAGATTTGGTCGACCATATCATTTACAGAATCGGCGGTATCTGGAGAAACGGCCTTAAAGTCTTCCTTTGTGGCGGCAAACATAGCGTAGACTTGTTCCATAGTTAGCAAGCCAAGTTCACACTCTTGCTTTTCAATCCCAGTTGCATCAATACCATCCTCGCCATAAAGGAACTGAACAATAGAGCCATTGATGTCACGCACAGTGCTATCCTGTTCTACGTGGATGTCTTCCATCAGCTTCACAAGGCGGCGCTGAATATAGCCAGTGTCTGAAGTCTTCACTGCAGTATCAATCAGACCTTCGCGGCCACCCATGGCGTGAAAGAAGAACTCAGCAGGACGAATGCCAGAAATGAATGAGTTCTCAACAAATCCACGAGATTCTAGGCCATCATCATACTTTGCAAAATGAGGAAGTGTGCGGCTGTCCATAGTATATTTGATACGTTTACCATCAACATTTTGTTGACCAAGTGTTGCAATCATTTGCATTAGATTTGGGTCAGCTGCTCCTTTTGAACCAGCACCCTTATCTGACATGATGATCATGCGATTTGTGGATGGAAGATTGTCTACAATAACTGTATTTACTTTGCTGTTCATCTCGCCGATTGTTGATTTGATGTTGTTTTCAAGCTCTTCACCATCAGCACGGCCGCTCAAATTTAAGAAGCGACCAGCATGAACGCTTGATAGAACATCACCTATCTTGCGTTTGCCATCCACCAATGCTGCATCAATTGCTTCATATACGGCCATGGTGGTAATCAAGTCTGAAGGACCTGTAGAAAACCCAGCAAGCATATTGTATTTGGTTACAATGTTCTGAAGTGAGTTGATGAAATCACCACAACGTTCGGGTCCAAACTCATTATAGATTGTATGAACAATGCCTTTGGATGCTCCTTTGAGTGAGCGGTCGTTTAGAACACCTTTTACAATGTTGCCATTTACAATTTGAACAGTGCCGTTAGAGTTCATTAAAGGAAGTGAATGTGATACTACATCGAGTCCTGACATGGGCAAATCCATGCGTTTGAAATCAGAAATCGAACGTTTAGTTCTGGCTAGTATGTTCATAGCAATATGTTCGGGGATTGTAACATCTTGTTGAGAGATACGGTATGCTCCTGTTAGTGTATCTTGAAATACTGAGATGATGGGTTGGCAAGTACGAGGTGATATAATTTGACGAAGCAAGGTGGCAATGACTCGTAGTTCTGTTGCTGCAACAATGCTTTGAGGGACATGCATATTCATTTCATCGCCATCAAAATCAGCATTGTATGGTTTGGTTGCTGATACGTTGAGACGAAAGGTTGAATAGGGAAGAACACGAATCCTGTGGCACATCATAGAAGCCTTGTGAAGAGATGGTTGGCGATTGAATAGCACAACATCGCCGTCTACAAGATGACGATGAACAACATCGCCTTCTTGGATATCAATATCGCGATTTACAAATCCAAGCCTAAAAGCCTTGCCTTCATCTTTCTTGAAGACGTTTTTAGCTCCAGGATACTTGTCGGGACCGTTCTTAATAGCAGCCATCAACCTATCACGGTTATACGAAGTAACAATTTCAGGAAATGTCAGATTTGATGCAATCTGTTCAGGCACACCAAGTTCATCAATGTCGATATTAGGGTCGGGGGTAATAACAGAACGTGCAGAGAAATCTACACGCTTGCCCATCAAATTGCCGCGAACACGTCCAGTTTTAGAACCAAGTCTTGATTTCAGCGTTTTGCGAGGCCGTCCTGACCTATCAGCACTTTGTGAAAGGCCTTTGATGTCATTATCTACATAAGTAGCAACTTCAAATTGTAGAAGTTCGGTAAGTTTATCAGTCATGTCGCCATTTTCTCCTTTTTCAATTTTTTCCCGAAGTTTATTATTTTGGCGAACAATGTCAATAAGTTTATGTGTTAGGTCATCTTCCATGCGTTGATTGTCATCCATGACGACTGAAGGGCGAACTGTTAGAGGAGGAACAGCAAGAACAGTGCAAATCATCCAATCTGGACGAGAGAATTTAGGGTTGAATCCAATCATGGTCACGTGTTCATCGGTGATGCGTTGGAAGCAGCGAAGAACAATTTCTGCTTGAAGAGGAAATGGTTCTGCTTCTTCGTCATATGTATGTGCTTGTAAAGACGCTACTGAGTTTTCGATTTTAGATATTTTAGCAATAGTCCGAGCTCCACAATGTGCACATGCCCGTGATTCCTTTAGGGAATGAGTCTTGTAATGTTTGGTTTTCTCGCGAATCAAATCAAATCGCTCAACGCCTTTGGCAAGCATAGAGATGCGCTCGAGTTCTTCATCGGGTAGATATGGATTAGAGCATGCTAGGCATACGACTACTAGAAGTTTCTGAACAACTTCAATGAATTGATACAAATATACAGGACGAGCCAAACGAATATGGCCAAAATGTCCAGGGCAGAGCAAGTTGGTCTGCTTGCATGTTGGGCAAACTTTTCCATGGTCTGTTACTCCAAAGCGGCTATCAAATACGCCGTTGGAAACTGGTAGACCGCTTTGGTATGTCTTATCTGTTTTTACTTCAACAACACTGCGTGATGTGATATCTGCAGGGTTGGCGATTCCAAATTGAACTCCGATGATAGTATCACCCATTCTTTATATAATTGCTATAGTCTTTAGATGGATTCGTTTTTCTTGTCAGAATAGACAACGTTTTTCTTGTCAGAATAGACAACGTTTTTCTTGTCAGAATAGACAACGTTTTTCTTATACGCTGGTAATCAACTTGACAGGAGCGAATAGATAGGGTAGAAGTTTGAAGTGGAACAATGCAAGAGAGAAACCCAAACTTACGGCTAGGCTTAAAGCAAAGTGCGCCCAAGAATTCTTACTGAGATGAGCAACGCCTAATAGGTCAGATAGCATGCCAACAAGGTAATACCACATATACATGTATAGGGACCAATAGATTACTAGTGCAGGAAGGCCTAGATAGATATAGTATAGATAGTGCCAGATATATTTCACATCACTGGTTCCAGCCCGTTTGGACGCAAGCATCTCTGCAACAAAACCTCCCTTAGTCATTTTATATTAACATTTATAGTTTTTTCTGAGTTTGAGGGTGAGTTCGAAAAAATCATCATTTTGGAGTAAATCTCGAACTGATTCTTCGGGGAATGAAATATCTTCCAAAAGTTTGTCATAATCAGACCCGATGCGTTGTTCGAACTTTCTCATATCCTTAATCTTGCGTGTGCACAAGGCTTGAAAGATTGCTTTAGCCATATCTTGGAATTGTTTAGGGTTCTCTTGGTCTGCTTCTAAGGTCCGCACTAAAACATTCCACTCCTCCATTTAATAAATGAAACTAAAAACTATTCGCCGTTCTCACAAGCCTGAAAAGAAATGGGATGCAGTGTTTGAGAACGATAATGGAAAGGAAAAGGTTGTTCCATTTGGTGCTGCAGGAATGTCAGATTACACAAAGCACAAAGATAAAACGCGTAAGCAACGTTATCTCAAGCGCCATTCGGGCATGGGGGAGTCGTGGAATAAGCCTGATACTCCTGGTGCATTAGCTAGGTGGGTGCTTTGGAATAAGCCGAGTTTCAAAGCAAGTGTAGCCGATTTCAAGAAGCGATTTAAGTTGTAAAACGGATTTTATAGTTATGGTTTATGGTCAGTAAACCATGGCACACGACCCTGATTTTGACCTCACACTCGACCCGCTAAACACGGCATTTCTCGGAGAAGATCTCTCTGATGTGTCAAGTCTGCCAGAAAGCATTAACTACCAGTTAAATGATACAGACCCCGCGATTGAGTCTGCTAAGGCATTGCTTGCCAATGCTAAGCAGAAGTTGATGAGATATACGCTGACGCTCGAGAATGGTATTGGCAAGAAAGACAGTGTTAGTAACAAGCAGAAGAAACTTGCACGGCTAACACATGAAGTCCAAAAGGCTGAGCTCTGCCTCGACGCGCTTATTAATTCGTAAAACGGATTATGTAAGCTATATTTTTAAATTTCAAATAAAAATGCTGGAGAATTGTATTCAGATTCGTTGGTATAAGAAGAATGGCCAGATTAATGGCCATGGTGAATATTTAACTCGATACGAGTTCCAAGAACTTAATAATGGAAAAACTCCAGAAGAGTTGATTGAGGAGTTAAACAACCAGTATCCTGACATTCACCACTATATTCAGGAGGAACCTTACATTGCCTCATAGTCTGCTTAAGGCAGACAAGTTTTTATCTACAAGTTCTGACCATGTTAGGGTATATTCTGAATCTCTGTAAAGTTTCATGATATGGTTCCATGAATGAATATAGCACAAGGCAGTTGTTCCCATAACAATTGGCAATACCCAATTCATTTATAATTGAAAACATTTAAAGACGAAACCAAATACGCGGATGGCGTAATCTCCACTCTCCCCACGTTCTTGAATTTCCATATACAATTTTTTTGTAGCTATCTAATTCTCCTCTAAATGCAGCTATATATTTGCGTCCTTTTTCGATGGCTACTTGCTTGGATGTAGTCATAATATATGCCTTAGAACGCAAATAATAAGATTTGTGTTCTGATAACAATAACTCCTGAGCTCTATTTTTTGCCCATTCTATCGTCTCTCGTTTTATTTGTACTAACTTTTCTTTGTATTCTTTTTTGGAATCATAGTATTCTGATATAGATAACTTTATCCGTTCATCTTTTTTCAGTTCAAGTAATCTCGGATTTACTTGTTGTGATGATTTGTGTTTATTACAAGATGGACATTTATGATTTGTTCTAGACAACACGTCGATTATACATTTAGTATGAAATGCATGGCCACATTCTAACTTAAAACAAGTTTCAGTTGTTTCTCTTCTATCATCGTATTCCTCCATATCCATGTCTTCGCAGCATACTGGGCATGTCATTTTAATTGTTTATTAAACGATGTTAAAATGGATTTGTAGATGAATATATGCATCCAACCAAAACATGATTACGCGAAAGCTTCGCGAAATCTTAAACCCCTATCTAATCTGGGAATCTCGCGTTAATCTTAATGCAGCATTGTCAGAATCATGCCGATTCTATACTCAAATACCATTAGAAAAATGTCTTGCACACGAATGTTTATTCTTGCTTGAAATTACTTTGAGTAAAGTAGCTAATTTTCACGCTCAAAAAGATGTGAATAAAAAATGCGAAATTGCGCTTAACATTTACAGCTCGTATAATGATTTTAGGAGGTGCACACTTATTGCTGCAAGTCCTAAAGTCAAAAACACCAACATTGATAGACTATTGTATTTCAGAAACAAGACGTTCCTGCTTTCACAAAAAGTTGACAAAGTGATAGTGAATAAACTGTTTTCACAGTGCACTACAAGCATTCTTCAGCTACTACACCTAAAAAGAATATCTATTCCCAAGAATCTAAAGTATGAATATATCCAGATTCAGTAAAATGAATTTGGATGAAACATTTTTAACTTTCTTAAACAATGGAACCCAAAACTCGTACGGAAACTAAAAAAGACCAAAAAGAGAAAGGTCAAGGCAAAAATGGCAAATATACACAGAAACACATTCGGTTAGTTCGGGAGCTTCAGGAGAAACGGCTAAAGAAGCCTTGAATGTGTTAAGCGATATGTTCTTTTCCTATCACGATTCTTAGTATAACTAGTCCCAATCTTTTTACATGTTTTTCGTTTGTAGGTCTTTTTAGTGCAGCCAGATTTGTAATAAGCTAACTGTTGCCGAACTGACTGAAGAGATTTTTGCTTCTTCATTTTGGAAAACATGGAATGAACAGATTCCAGATATGTTAAGTTGTTATCCAGGTCAGGCATAGTTAGTTTGCTGCAATATTCTTCGAATGGAAAAATCTTAAGTAACGTTTTCCAGAACATATGATGAGCATCATGCTGTTTTTCAGCATCATAGTTGTATGCCATACTATATAAGAAATCACGACCCGGTATCTCATGCGGTTCTGTTTTTAAAAGAGCTTGGTACTGATTCTGGATTTGTTCAAAAGTTGGAGCGGGCACTGGCAGAATACACTTAGGATCTTCAGCATGTTGCTTAATAAGTTTATGGTTGACTTTGTTATGAAAATCATACAGCCACTTTTGTAGATTTCCATGAGGTTTGCTTTGTTTCCAGAATCGTTGTGCAGATGCTCGGCAATACTTACAAGGCAAAATAAAAGGCATAATATCCAGAGTTCTTTTAGCATAGAGTCCACCTTCTTGGGCTATTAGATGAAACAATTGCCACCCCGATGGTCCCCAAAAAGAGACATCCATTATTCTTTTATGTCAAATTAATTAAATGGTCTGTGTTGAAAATCAAGTCCTTATGTTTGCAATAGCGATTCATGCAGGTTTGGTATTGACCAAGTTTTTTGAGGCTTTATCGCGCGACCTTCTTCTTCCGATGCTTGCTCCAGTAACTTCTGGGGATGGTGGAATTGCTAAGTGGATTATACAGATTGGAGCGGTAAAGTTCAATGTTGGCGATGTCATTGTTCAGACGATTAATATGTTGGTTGCCTTTATGGTTGTATATCTAACTCTTCCTTATTTGAAGGAGTATGTTCCTATTGCTGGTCGTCGTTAATTATCTTTTCGTTAAAGTAAATGGTTCGTCGTCATAAAAAAACGAAGAAGCATTCTAGACGTCGTCGCATGCGGGGAGGTGTTTGGTATAATCCTCTCACTTGGGGTAAGCCTCCATCTGCGGATGCAGAACTTGAACTTCCTCCCGTTGTCAACAAAGCAGTATATAATGTATCTTCTGGTTTGACGGATGCAACACAGACTGCTGCCGATGGCGTTGGTGTTCCATCTGCATCTAGTCAGGCTGCTGCTGTAGGAGCGCCTGCTGGTTCAGCAGGTATTTTGGGTTCAGATGCAAGTCTAGCGGCAGCAGCGGGTGGTCGCCGTAGACGTCGCACCCGTAAACATCGCAAAACTCGCAAGCATTAGACCACCATCCTAAAATTAGTCCAACCACCAGCAGGATACTTACCAAACTTCTCTGTGACTCGCTTGACCAAGTCAGACACAGATAAAGTTAAGTTCTCGTTCTGAATCTTCCATTGCTTGAAGACAGATTGGAGTTGTGGCTTGAGAACGGGGGCAACCTCATCCCCTGCTTTGAATTCTTCCGTCTTCTCTGACAGAAACTTAGCAATACCATCCGTATCATTGCGATAATCGGACGTATACTCCAAAACCTTGGTAGGCGTAGGAAGTTTGTTGAAACCATTGCCTTCCTTGAGTGTTGTAACAAGGAAGTTCAGGAATGGCTGAGCCCATTCACGAGAGGTTACAGACTGCTGGATAGTTTCATCGATGGGATAGTGATGGGGTTCGCAAGGCTTGTCAACAAACTTGGAAGTATAGTTCACAACTACTAAGCGACGCCAAGTGCCACCATCCGTCGTATTGATTTCAGGTTTCTCATTACACGCCAAATGAAACTTTGCTTGGACTTCGAACTCGCAACCTGACTTGAATAGGTCGCGGGCATACATCTTCTCACAAGATGAAATTTCCTTCATTAGTCCAGTATTCAAGGCAATCTTTTCGTCAGGCTCCTGCATAGTTACGAACCTACGGCCCTTGAGTCGGATTACCTCAGGAGCGGCTGCTGCTGACTTATTGCGCTTCTGAGTGAAGAGTGAAATCGGAACAACGGCAGCATAATCGCCAAGAGCTTTAGTAACTAAGTTCATCAACATAGATTTGCCGTTAGAACCTGAGCCTGTCAGAATATGAAACTTCTGAGCCTTGTTTCCGCCAAGTAAACATGTTGCCAAATGACGCATAAAGTATAGGCGAACTTCAGGGTCAGGGAGAACTTGGTTGATGAATGCCTGAATCGCAGGCCATTCGGGATAGTCGTAATACTTGCGTTCTGGGTCATAATCGATTTCTGTGCTAAATGAAATGTAATCCTCAGGCAAACCATTGCGGAATACGAACTTAGTTGTGTCGCTCATATCTAGAACACCATTGTTGAATGCAATTAGTTCCTTATTTGAATCGACCTTCTTCGTGAAATCTTCGTCGTAGAATAGTTCGCGACATTCTTTCATTACGTTGTTTTTAAATGATGTAGTTTTCAGTTTCATGTACATCTTCATGAATAGGACCCGTTTAGTTTCGTGTTGACAGTATTCGCAGACTCCGCATTCTCCCTTGCCTTCCGTTGTACATTCTTTGCCTTCCAAATCCTTAGCGATTAGATTTGAACGAACAAAGAATACTTGAGCAATATCTCTGGATAGTTTTAGTTGCAAGTCGATACCAGAGTCTGTTTCAGCCCAGATATGGCCACACCACCTATACCATACGTTCTTACCAAAATCAGAACACTTATAAGAGTCTCGAAATTTACCGAATACAAGGCATGCCACGTCATGCTCAGTGCCAGAGCAAGCGGCAACAATAAGCCGTTCTACATTTTTGGATTCGATTTCAAGATATCCCTCGGGATTATCAGTGCGAGACCAGAATCGCAAAGATCCAATTTCAGTTCTGTCTCCATCATTGCGGAAGGTCATTGAATTCCACTTCTGGATGCAATCGGCTTCATTGAACTTGTCTTCATTTTGGGCACTAAAGTCAAGGAAGATATCAAGCAGGTCAGGATGAATGTTGTGTAGGCATAGACCGACCTTCAGCCATTCTTCGTATCCAGTTGCTCGTTCGAGTTTTAGATTCATTACGTGGTCTTTAATGTTATCCTTCTCGTGCTGTTCCAGATTACGTACAATGCGTCCAGAAGGTGATGAACCACGAGAATTTGGCTTATCGCCGCGTGCTGCTGGACGACCACGAGCAGGAGTTACTGCACGGCCTCCTGAGATACGAACTTCAGGAATGCCAGAATATGTTGCTTTGCCTTTTTCGGTCATAGGCGTTTCATCTTCTTCGTTGCGTCGAATAGAAAGGCGTTTGACTAAGGATGACGTCAATTCTGGAATTGTTGTGTTGATGGAAACGTTACCTCCTTCGTATTTTACGATGTATTTGGTTTCATATGGGCGAGAGTTCTCGTCGCCTTTGCGTGAACCATAAAGCATCCAGTTTACGGAACGCTTAACAACGGCTTCATCATATACTTTGTCCCAAGGTTCATTGAGAGGAAGGTTGGGGAAGTATGATGCAACTGTTTTGAGTAGATTGCGGCGAACGGATTGTTCAACCATAGATGTTGTAGCAACTTCAGGGACAACTATATGAATTCCAGATTTGCTGCGATTGCCTTTTATGTCGAGTGTAGGCTTACGCTTCTCCATAACGAATAGTTCGACCTTGGGAGGAAGTTGGATATATTCGGATATGGCATCCATATATGCTTTGCAGAAGTTGGTAACTTGCTCGCGAGTATGTTGGTGGGTTGTGATATCTGGCTTATAGATGAAGTCGAAGTCTATGCGTAGAGAACCAATTTGTGTGTTCTTCTCTACAAGGTGTACGTGGTCACCGTCGAGGATTGACTCGGTGTATAGGTCATAAAAGCGAGGAAGGTCCTCATCTTTGATGAAGTATTTCCCGCCCTTTAGTCCAGTATGGGTGAATACGCTATCGGATTTGTTGGCCGCTAGAAATTCACGTAGACTCATTCTTTCAGTCATCGTGTATTTGAGGTCGAGACAATTAGTTTGGCGTGTGTCCGTTTTTAACGCAACAAAAATGGATTTGAATCGAGTCGAAAAGATAAGGACAGCGCTATGGATACTCTTGAGGCCCTAAAAGCACGTGTTGAAGCATTTACTGCTGAGAACATGGCATTGAAAGCCCAGATTACTAGCTACTACAATGCCAATTGTGCATTGACCCATGAATTGTATGGCCTCCGAGCCATTGTTTCTACTGGGTATCAGGTTGCCGATAGGAATTTATTTCTTGAAGCAGAACTTGTTGAGAAGAAGAAACAGCTTGCTGACGTTGAACGTTGTAGGCAAGAGATTCTTGGTGTCTTGCGCAAGTTTCCGAACAGACGATAAAAACCTGCGAAGGTTTTTTCATAAAAACGAACATTTTCTCTTCATAGTGGTTTGCGATAAAAAGATGGAGATAATAAAAGTTCTCGAAAAGATTAAGAATGACCCATCGTCATTACAACAATCTTATCCCGAAATACAGCAACTTATTAAGCTAGGGAAAAAACTACCTGAGCAACAAGAAGTCTCCTTTGCGAAACTTCTTATTGAGCATGGATTTCCATTTATTAAACTTCAAAAGAAGGAAGTTCCGACACAAACACTTTATTTCCAGTTTCAACCTAATGGCACACAACGAAGTCCTGATTTCATCGTTTTCGAACACGGAAAAAAAATTATGTTTGATTTGAAATCAACTGATGGTAAAACATTTAAGTGGAACGATGGATTCTTTACAAAAGTAGAGAATACAATTTATATTATAAACCATATCTACGAACGTTCTCATAAACTATATATTGGTCTAGGAGAATTGTCCTCTACGGAAAAAGATAGGATTGCTTGGCATGAAATAAGAGAAAAACTTAAAGAATTAAATAAACTTGTTAAGAATACAGATTTCTTGAAGATTTATGTTCGTCAGGCATCTGGACATGATTGTAGTCAGTTTACGGATGAATTTACCGAGAAGAATTTTCAAGCTGTAATCAAATTTCTAGAATAGATTGAGTTAGCAATTCAATCATTTTTGCTGGAACAGCATTTCCGATTTGTTTTGTAATGGATGAGTTGTTTCCAGCAAATGGATGGTCTTTTGGAAACCCTTGGATTTGTGCGAGTTCTTTTGGAAGCAAACATCTGACAAATTTCTTTTTGTTTGGAGTTTGTAGACATACATATAGTCTTGGTTGGAATGTATAAGCACAAATGATTGTTTTACAAGGTTTGCTCAAATCTAGAATTTCTGCGTGATGGGCTGAAATGCGCTTTTCGAATGAAATAAGGTCAGGATGTTTTCGAATCAAATATGGGTGTGGACTTCCGGATGGAGTCATTTCAGGAATCTCAAATATACAGTTAGGAGGAGGCGATAGAGTTGTTTCTATTGCTCCTTCTAGTGAGGCTTCAATGAAGTGACGAATACCTTGCTTTGGGAGATTAAAGGTTGGCATTTCAAATGGAATACCCAACTTATTTCCGACCATGAAAAGTCGCTTTCTGGATTGTGATACTCCAGCTGTAGACACGTCGTAAACTTTACAAGCAAGAGAATATCCAATTGCCTCAAATTCTGCTTTGATGATATCTATGACTTTCGTCTGGCCATCATCAGTCTTTCGAGTAAGAAGACCAGCAACATTCTCTCCCATAATCCAGTCAGGTTGAACAATGGTTGCTACTCTAAGAAACTGGTAAAACATCTTATTTCTTGGGTCGTTCTCGTCCTTTTTTCCGGCATTTGAGAAGCCTTGGCAAGGAAAGCCCGCAAATACAACCTTAACTTTCCCAGTATAGGGTTGGAATTCGGAATCTGGAATTTTGGTGATATCGCCTTTAACGCCAGAGCCCAACCATACTGAGTCGGGGAATGCTGCTTGGTGTGTTTTTATGGCATCTTTGTTGAATTCGGAAAACGCTATAACATTTAAGCCAGCATTTTCCATCCCGAGAGAATCTCCACCTGCTCCAGAGAATAAACTAATAGCGTCCATTATTGATATTCTTATATAGGTATTGGGTGTATCCATTTTTAACGTAGACTAATATAAATGCACAGACTTGTTCTGATATTGTTGGGTGTGTTTGTAGCATCCTTTTTGCTCTCGATTGTGAATTTGATGATGAAGGAAGGGTTGATTCTTCCCGATGCCTTTAAGGTTGCTGTATGTTCCTTTTCCAGAATTATTCAGGCATTATTGAGTGGACGTTTTAATGTTCATTCTAATTTGGCAACAACGCAATGTATGTCTGATGTGTTATAAAAATGAATCTACATAAAGATAACAGGATACTAACAAAGATGAAGTTTTGTCCAGCATGTCGAAATATGTTATATGCCGTCGATGAGAAAGCAAATGACGATGGAGATAAGTTTGCTGTTCTTTCGTGTCGGAAATGCAACTATACCGAACCCCTAAGCAGAGATAATCCTGTTGTATATGAACACATTTTACAGGAAGATAAATCAGAGCGCCTTGCATTAAACCCTTACTTGAAGTTTGATCCGACACTTCCAAGGTTTTCTGAAATTGTATGTCCAGAAAAGGATTGTCCTTCGAAGCGTGGAAAGAAAAACGATGTCGTTGGAGTCAAGTTGGACGCCAAAGATTTGGTTTGGATGTATCAATGTGTATTATGTAATACTACGTGGAGGCAATCTGCTCGTGCAGAGTAAGAGCTTTCCACGATATAGGAAACTTCTCTTCAAGCAGAACACCAACCTTTTTAGCGTATTCGCGAATCTCTTTTTGAGCATGGGGGTCATTGCGAAGACCATACAGACGGGCATAGGCAGCAAGACTTCCTGTTTCAATAAATTCAGTCACCATTCTTGTTAAATTTTCATAGGCAATATATAAATGGGAAAGCATCGTGGAGGAGGAGATTTAACAACTTTAACATCAGGTTTAATAGTTGTCTGGTATATAATTGTTGTTGTTGTAGCCATTGCTGGACTTATGTATTGGTATCATCACACAACATATGGTCCGTGGTTTAAAGTGGTATTAGTAACAATTGGTGTGCTAGTTGTTTTTGTGTTAGTATTGGAAAAATACTCCCCACGCATGGCTAGAATACTAGAGGAATAATGAAAATGGAAACTTAAATAGACTGTTCATATAATTACAAAATGCAGCAACTCCGTGAATCATCTAAACTTCTTCATCCTGAGGTTCTTTCTGTGACTCGTCAATCTATCGAAGAGTCACAAAAGGATAAACGTATAACATTGCCATACTATTCCAAATATGAGTATACTGTTCTTTTGGGAACGCGTGCACAGCAATTGGCGGAAGGAGCTAAGCCTTTGGTAAGTCTGGATGGGCTTATTGCCTCATCTCCAGATTTTCCAGTAAATTTAGCAAAGAAAGAGATTTTGGAGCAGAAGTTACCTTTTATTATTCATCGTCGTATGCCGAATGGAGTATCAGAGTATTGGTCGGCGATGGAACTATCTGTGATTTGGTGATATTACTCGCCGTTCATTTGTCTCTGAACTTCTTCTGAGGGAGGGAATACGAGCATTTCAGGAAAACTGGGTTGAACAAGCAGATGAGGAAGATTGTGTGTTACAGTTCCATTAGCAAATTGAATATCGATGCTGTTGGATGGATCAAAACGAGCTTGGTCTCGTCCGACTTCTAAGTGAAGCCGACGAGCATCTGAGCGGGGCCAAGTAGTCCACATCGTTTTTAGCAGATAGACTGAAAGCAGTCCTGCTACAAGCGCTGATGCACGGTATTTATAGACCCAAAGCATGACAATGCTGCCGAGTAGTAGAGCTGTGGAAAGAGGTCTACCCAAGAATAGGAGAGACTCGAGCAGTGTAGGGAACTGTGTTTTGGTAGCAAGCATGGTTGCAAAAACTGCAATGAGGATGAGTGCTCCACCTAAATCTTTCTTCATTCTCTTGTATGTTCCGTAGAAAATGGATATAGACAATGCTATAAGACAAACAATAAGAAATGATTATTCCTATTCGGTGTGTTTCTTGTAACAATGTGTTGGCAGGCAAATGGCTTCCTTATTTGAAGTTGGTGAAAGAACTAAAAAAGAAGGACGGGATACCAGCAGACGATGGATTACAGTATTTGACGCAGACGACAACGAAGACGGCGGAAGGCAAGGCATTGGATGAGCTTGGTTTAGTTCGTCAATGTTGCCGTCGTCATATGTTGACCCATGTTGACTTGATTTAAAATCGCAAGAAAACACAAATGTCTTATACAGACTATCTGAAGCGGTTGACAATAAATACACCTAAGGTGATTGACCAGCAAATGAAATTTCCTGATGCCTCATCTTATACTTGGCGGACAAAGATGGCTGCTACTTCAGTGAACCGTCGGACTGACCATATAATCAATAATGTTCAGGACCCTAGCAGGGCACCTATGCTTTTTCAACCTAAGAACGTTAGTTTTAGAGGTTCTGGATTTGGTGGCAAAGTTCCCGATGCTTCTTTATTTACGTTAAGTCGTGGAGCAACTGCAGCAGGTCGTGATGCATTTTCTAAGACTAAAATAGTTACAAATACAGAAAATACGTCTGGGGAATGTTTAACTCGGCCACCTGCATCCCAAGTTGTATCTGAATTCGGCAATGCAGATGGAAGTCTTTCTGGGTTGAACATGGGCTATTCTAGACAGATGTATGTTGTTCAGCAACCAACCAGCCCACCATCAACTACTACTGTGGTAGTCGACCAGACTGGTGTGTGTACATCTCAGTTCAGACCTTTAACTAAATCTCAGTTTGTTGACACAATTCCAGAATTGAAGACACGCAAGATTGGTTCGGCTCCTCAGCCCTCAACGACACAGACTGCTGGAGGAATACAGGTTGTTCAGAATAAGATTGATTGTCTGACAACAAATACCTCGGGAGCAGTGAAGAGTGATGCGTTCGATTCAAATGGAGTTCGTCGTGTAGCATCAAAGCCTGTTGCCTTCAACTCATATTCTGAGCCTCCTCACAATCTGAAGAAGGCATTATTTGTGACGGGAGTGTTGGGTCCTCAGACTGGTGGTGGTGACTATCCTGGGTCTCGTGCACCTAAGGTTGGTGGAGTAACGGTTCGGCCTAAGGGAACAATTAGTCATCGCGGTTGGGGAGGAAGACCTAGACCTTCTCGTTACCCTGAGCAGCGTGTTCCTCCTACAGGTGCACCTGCTCACTTGAAGATTAACGATCCAATACAAGGTATAAAAGGTTAAAATGAATTCTTAAAATGCTATATTTACTCGAGTAAAGTCATGAAGCCTGGCGTTTCGTATACACTTGCTTCGGCAAAATTCTTGAAGGCCTTTTATGACGCGATTGAGAAAAGTCCGAACGTGTATTGTTCGTTATCATATCACCAGACTTATTCCGAAGTAACTTGCTACTCTGTTGATGACTTCAAGGAGTTTGTTGCATTGGCAATTGTCATGATGTGCTTATACTTTCTGTACTCAGGACGTAAAGCCTGCTGTAAACGGCAGTAAATCCCGAAAATGGATTTTTAATTGTATATAAAAATTTAGGTTATTATTTAGATGGGTAAGGTAGAGGACACACCTCTTTATGGTTTTGCAAATACTGTCAATATTTTGGGGGTTGTTTTCGGGTGTTTAGCTTTAGTTTCAACTAGTCCAGTTATTTTCGGAATTTCTTGGTCGTTTATTGCTGCTGGTATAGTTTCATCGTGTATTATTATTTTGAAACAATCAGCAACTTAACTGTTATATTTTAACTTAAATAAATGCTACACATATATCTGTGTATGCCGTCGTTCGAAGCAATTCGATTTAAATGCAATTTTGACTTATCCAAAACCCCATCTTATGAACTTGCAGATGTATGTAGTAATATATTACAACATCATGTATCTGCAAGAATTTTTTTAGGTTATTTAGATATTGGTTGGATGCTTGACCCTAAACACGAAGCAAGGATTAGGAATATTATACGAAGATTTGAAGTTTATTTGGTTACATTTCATTTGGAAAGTATTCCTCATTCTTGGAAAAACGAAATCGATACTTTGTATATTGAAAATCCTAAAGATGGAAGTTCCAAAGTTATCAACAATGGTTGTGCTATGCACACTGAACCTAAAGATAAACACAAATTTGCTTTTGGAGCGGATTCCGTTGAGTGAGCAAATAATTAAAGTAGAAAAGCGCGGAGTTTTATGTCGTGGAACAAGTTCTCGCGATAAGATTCGTCGTCGTTCTAAAAATATAGAAAAGGCAAATAGTACTGGCTTTGGTCACAACTCCATTACTATTGTTATGTTGAATGATGGCGATGGCACTGTTCCACTAAAAGAAATCACTATCAAGATATTCCAGAATGGTGTATTTCATTTGACAGGTATTTTGCATGATAATTACGATAAGTCGTGTATTCGTATTTTGCTCGACACAATTTGGGCGGAATGTCATGATTGTATCATGGAGGCGCCTGAGAAGTGGGAGATTATTCGTCGTCGTGTAGTATTGATGAATTACACAACAGAGTTAAACCCCAAAACAACAGTTGCACGAGAGACATTGTATAATACAATTCGTGGTATGGAAGGCATTGTAACATCATATAATCCTGATGTCTACCCTGGTGTAAAGATTCAATTTATGCCATCTAAGTGGACGGCTAAGGTATTTCGAACTGGGAAGATTATCCTGACTGGTATTACGACACATGAAGATTGTAAAAAGTTTGTTGTGGAATTGGATGCATTGCTAACAAAATCACTTCCTAAAGCAAAGGTATGACTCCTATTGGATTATTAGTTTGTGGACCATCTGGTGTTGGTAAGACATCTAATATTAATAAGATGCTTGAGAATGCTGGCATTCCTCTACAAGAGCTTATCAGCATTGACCCAGACGAACGTGAAGAAAAAACTCACGAAGAGCGGTCTAACGCGGCTCTTGAACTAGTTAAGTATGCAATAGACCATCGTTATAAATTTTACTATACGGCAACGTGTGGAGGAATGAGGATTGTTAGTGATTTGATACGGCGAATGAAAGCTCAGAAGTATAGGGTGATTGTAGCAATAGTATATACATCTTTGTCTGTAGCATTGGAACGAATCCGAAAACGAACACACCAGCCTGTTCCAGAGGATGTTATAGAAGACTTACATGCATTTTTTAAGAGAAAGGCGGAGCGATATATGAAGTTGGATGTTGAAATCTATTTGTATAACAACGAAACAGATTTCAACCTTCTGCTGAGCAAAAAGAATAAAAAGATTGTATGTCGTGATGGAGATTCAGATTTCTATTTTGATATATCACGATACTGTGGCGGGGTCGTTTAATTGTTTGGGAAGTTTTTGAAGATAGGTTGTGAGATGATATAGATATACTAATGAGGCTGATGTTATTGCAGTCAGTACAACCATCCATCCAAACAGTCCCCAACCATATGTGAAGAATTTATACGATTCTTCTCCATTACTATCTTTTGCTATTGCGGCGGCGAGTCCTCCTATAACGATGAATACGCCTGTGAATCCTCCGATGACGAGTCCTAGACCTACTTGATCTGCCATGTTTCTTTGTTTTACGTTTATGTTTTCGTCCAGCAGTCATAGCGAACTCTTCATGCGGCATTTTTGAAGGGTCTTTGATAAAGCGTCTACGATGTGTTTTAGCGAGTCTTAGGTGTTTCCTTCCTCCGACTTTATAGGGTTGTGTTCCAATCAAGCCATCATATACAGCCCCTGCTTTTAGTTGGTTGGCTGTTCCTATTAGGCTGGCATGATTTTTAGAGAACGAGACTCCGCTGATAGTTCCTCCTTCGGGGACTGGAGGAACATTTACAACTTGTCCACCGCCTTTCATATTTACGCCTGCTGCCTTTGCTTGGGCTGCTTGTTGGGCGATTGAACTGGCTGTTTTAGCCGCTGCAGCATTCAGAATACCACCTGACATAGTTGATGGTGATGTTTTTACTTGAGGGGGCAAGGCAGTAGCAACTACCATGCCACTTGGGTGAACCGTCGCTGGCGTTGAACTAAGCATCTTAATGTATTACATAGAAATAAGACAAATGACGAGTTTGAGTGCCATCCAGATTCAGGCGTTGGTTCGTGACATGGATGAATCTTTCCGCAAATACAAGTCATTGAAAGAAACGAATCACGCTTTGTGGGCTGAGAAGATGATGAAGGATAACAAAAAGCTTTACGATGAGTTTCCAACAATTTACAACATGCATATGAATGGAAAGTTGGACCATACATTTTTTGAGATGCTTCAACTGAAACGTAAGATAGAGAAGGGTGAACTAACGGAAGACCAAGCATCAGTGATAGTTGGCCAAAAGTTATTTAATAAGTATGTCGACCCCGTGATTAAGAATCAACCTCCTCCTCCTACACTTTCCTACGAACAGTATTATAAGAATGCTGAGCAGCAAAATCCCTAAAACATTATTTAGATCGAGATTAGGAGTTGGAACAAGTCTGGAACTTAAAAAGTCTCCTGTAATGGTTTACCGCCCTGGTGTTGGTTATCAGCAAGTAAATTGTTGTGTAATCGGACCTGATATAACTCCTGGGATTATAATACTTGATGGAGGAACAGCCTTTGCATCGGGATTGAGAATAGTGGATGGGGGGAGTTTTATTACAACGGAACCAAAGACTTTTGATGGAGGAAGTTCTTCTGCATCTGGTGAAAAACTTGTTCTGGGTGGGTCGGCCTTTTCATCTGGACAAAGGGTTGTTAATGGAGGAACTGCTTTCTCATCTGGTAAAAAGGTCGTAATCGCCATAACTGGTAAGACGGTTGTTGATGGCGGAAATTTTTGAAATATAATACAGGATATAATAATAATGACCGAAATAGTTACACTGAAGTTCCGTCGAGGGACATCGACAGAATGGGCCCAATCATTAAATAAACTTACTGCAGGTGAACCTGGATTTGACCTCACTACTGGAGAATTAAAGGTTGGCGATGGTGTTCGAGCATGGAAGGATTTGCCTATATTTACACCCAAAGCAACTCTTACTGACTTTGCACCAATTTCATTAGGTTATTTAGCGGGCACTGGCACTGGCACTGTTTCTATTGGTTCTTATGCAGGTCAATCATCCCAGAAAGCATCTGCTGTAGCAATAGGAACCCGATCAGGTCAAACAAATCAACATGTCGGAGCAGTATCAGTTGGAACGGGTGCCGGTCAGACAAACCAAGGCAGTCATTCTCTAGCAATTGGAACAGGTGCTGGTCGTAGCAATCAAGCAGACAATACTATTATCTTGAATGCCACTAGCGCCGACTTAAATAGCATACCTGGTCAGACAGGTTCCTTTTATGTTGCTCCCGTAAGAGGAGCAACAACATCAAATGTTCTATTCTACAATACAGGAACTAAAGAGATTTCTTATGGTGATGCTCCCGCTGGTGGTAGTGGAGGCTTTGACCCCAACACCAATAAGATAAAAATTGGTAGTGGTGCCGGTGTTACTGGACAAGGCCAAGCTGCAGTTGCTGTTGGTAGTCAAGCTGGTAATACTGGCCAAGGCGTGAGTGCAGTTGCTGTTGGTGTCAGTGCCGGTAGAACTAACCAAGGCTATTCTGCAGTTGCTCTTGGTGACTCTGCTGGTCGAACTGACCAAGGCTTATTTGCAGTTGCTGTTGGTCCCAATTCGGGTCAAAATTCTCAAGGCGATTATGCAGTTGCTATTGGTAGTGGAGCTGGTAATACTGGTCAAGCAGCAAATACCATCATTTTGAATGCAAGTGGGACTGAAGTAAACGGAATATCGGGTCAGACAGGTTCCTTTTATGTTGCTCCGGTAAGAGGAGCAACAACATCAAATGTCCTATTCTACAATACAGGAACCAAAGAAGTTTCATACGGAACTGCACCGGCTGGCGGAGGCGGTTTTAATGCAGATGTTGATACTATAAGAATTGGTGCTGCTGCCGGTCAAACTTCCCAAGGCCAATATGCAGTTGCTGTTGGTAATAATGCCGGTTTTACTGGACAAGGCAATACTGCAGTTGCTGTTGGTAATAGTGCCGGTAAAACTACTCAAGGCGTTTTTTCAGTTGCTGTTGGTAATAATGCCGGTTTTACTGGACAAGGCAATACTGCAGTTGCTATTGGTGCGGGTGCCGGTTATGAGAATCAAGCAGCAAATACCATCATTCTGAATGCTACTGGCAGTAGGCTAGATGGTGTTTCGGGTCAGACTGGTTCCTTTTATGTTGATCCCGTAAGACAAGAAACAACATCAAGTGTCTTATTCTACAATACAGGAACTAAAGAGATTTCTTATGGTAATGCTCCCGCTGGTGGTAGTGGTGGCTTTGACCCCAACACCGGTGAGATAAAAATTGGTAGTGGTGCTGGTGAAACTGGTCAAGGCGATTATGCAGTTGCTATTGGTGCCACTGCCGGTTATACTGGACAAGGCAATTCTGCAGTTGCTGTTGGTAATAATGCCGGTAATAGTTCTCAAGGCCAGTTTTCAGTTGCTGTTGGTGCCGGTGCTGGTGAAACTGGTCAAGGCCAAGATGCAGTTGCTGTTGGTGCCGCTGCTGGTCGTACTGGACAAGGCAATTCTACAGTTGCTGTTGGTGCCGGTGCTGGTGAAACTGGTCAAGGCCAAGCTGCAGTTGCTGTTGGTAATAATGCCGGTGAAACTTCCCAAGGCCAATATGCAGTTGCTGTTGGTCAGAATGCCGGTAGTATTTCTCAAGGCGAAAATGCAGTTGCTATTGGTGCCATTGCCGGTTATGAGAATCAAGCAGCAAATACCATCATTCTGAATGCTACTGGCAGTAGCCTAGATGGTGTTTCGGATCAGATAGGTTCCTTTTATGTTGCTCCCGTAAGAGGAGCAACAACATCAAGTGTCTTATTCTACAATACAGATACTAAAGAGATTTCTTATGGTGATGCTCCCGCTGGTGGTAGTGGAGGCTTTGACCCCAACAGCAATGAGATAAAAATTGGTAGTGGTGCTGGTGAAACTGGTCAAGGCGCAAATGCAGTTGCTATTGGTAATATTGCCGGTAGTATTTCTCAAGGCGTAAATGCACTTGCTGTTGGTAATAAGGCTGGTAATAGTTCTCAAGGCCTAAATGCAGTTGCTGTTGGTGCCAATGCTGGTTATACTGGTCAAGGCGAAGGTGCAGTTGCTCTTGGTGCCATTGCCGGTGAGACAAATCAAGGCGATTCTGCAGTTGCTGTTGGTTACGGTGCTGGGTTTGTAAGTCAAGGCGTAAATGCAGTTGCTATTGGTAATAATGTCGGTGAGACAGATCAAGGCGTAAATGCAGTTGCTGTTGGTAATAGTGCCGGTCGTATTTCTCAAGGCGAGCTTTCAGTTGCTATTGGTGCGGGTGCCGGTTATGAGAATCAAGCAGCAAATACCATCATTCTGAATGCTACTGGCAGTAGGCTAGATGGTGTTTCGGATCAGACTGATTCCTTTTATGTTGCTCCCGTAAGAGGAGCAACAACATCAAGTGTCTTATTCTACAATACAGATACTAAAGAGATTTCTTATGGTGATGCTCCCGCTGGTGGTAGTGGAGGCTTTGACCCCAACACCGGTGAGATAAAAATTGGTAGTGGTGCTGGTGAAACTGGTCAAGGCCAAGCTGCAGTTGCTATTGGTAATATTGCCGGTGAGACATATCAAGGCGAATATGCAGTTGCTGTTGGTGATAGTGCCGGTAGTATTTCTCAAGGCAAGCGTTCAGTTGCTGTTGGTGTTGATGCCGGTCGTATTTCTCAAGGCGAGCTTTCAGTTGCTATTGGTGATATTGCCGGTGAGACAAATCAAGGCAATTCTGCAGTTGCTGTTGGTAATAATGCCGGTAGTATTTCTCAAGGCCTAAATGCAGTTGCTGTTGGTGCCGATGCCGGTAGTATTTCTCAAGGCCTAAATGCAGTTGCTGTTGGTGCCGATGCCGGTAATAGTTCTCAAGGCGAAGGTGCAGTTGCTGTTGGTATCCAAGCCGGTAATAGTTCTCAAGGCGTAAATGCAGTTGCTCTTGGTCTCCGAGCCGGTAGTATTTCTCAAGGCGAAAATGCAGTTGCTATTGGTAATAATGCCGGTGAGACAAATCAAGCAGCAAATACCATCATTCTGAATGCTTCAGGTGCTGCTGTAAATGGAGTATCAGACCAGGCCGGGTCATTTTATGTTGCTCCTATTCGTAGTCTTTCTAGTACCAATTCTTGGATTAACCCAACACATAGATTGCCAACTGATTTTCAATTTATGGCATATAATCCAAACACTAAAGAAATCATATACTGGTCTTAAACTCATCTCTCAGCGCAACCAAGATTTTACCCAACTTATTTTGACCCTTCCATTTTGAGGCATCTTTTGATTTTTCTGTATTTTCTGAAGTTCCAATGCCCCAGAAAGAATCGCGGGCATCTGCTTCTCCAATTGGTCTAATTCCTGTATCCAGCAATTGTTTCTGCAATTCTGGATGTTGGACAAACTTTGCTTTGACTGCTCTCATCATGATTTCTTCCCTTTTCCCATCCCAAACTTCTTTATGGAAATTCTTAACCTTTTTTCCAAGCGCCTTTACAGCCTTTCCTGAAGGAGTTTTCAAAATCTTCTCATATACTTCATCGTCGCCAAACTCTTTGGCTTTCATTGCTTGGAAGTAATGTTCGACAGAAGGATATCTGATATCATTGATTTGGATAGGATATTCTGCCTGATTGCTAAAGGTTCTGAACTCACCCTTATCTTCACCTGGTTGACTAAACAATACAGGCTTTTCGCAAGGACAATCTGTTGCCTTTTTGAGTTTGCGTGTTTTCTTTTTGGGTTCTTCTGCAGGTGGAGGAGCTTCGTCGTTTGGTGGGGGCGGAGCAGGTTCTTCTTCCTTTGCTGGTTTCTCCCCACGAATAAATATGAAGGTCCTATTAAGGAACGAATAAGATTGTTGTTCGGGCGTCAATACAATTTTGGTTTGGCGAGTGTAGAGTTCGGAAAACATGTTAGATTCTTTTAGGTCAAATCCATGTTCCTTCATGATTTCTTGAACTTTACCGAAAGGAACAAGATATTCTTTGGTAGGTTTATCAAGTGATTCCAAGGATACCTTGATAGGCATCCCAAATTCCTCTACCCAAGTTTCTTTGTCATCGTATTCTTTAGTGAATTCGCCACCAACATCTTTGCCGTTTGTGAAGATATGTGTTTGTTTCCCAAGAAGCAAAGAGTAAACTGTCTGGCCATCTAAACAAGTCCCAAAGAATGTTTCTTTGGTATGCATATCTATATTTCGAATAAACGACCTAAATGTTTCTTCAGACTCACATGCATAATGAATATTGAATTGGCTGGAAGATGCATCAAACTTTTTGAGTTCTTCGAATTGTTCGAGATATTTAGTTGTTGCTTTTTCTTCGCCAGAAAGGATTTTGTATTTCTGACTTTCTTGTTCGTATAGGGGTTCTGTCATGGTTCCTTCAATGAACAGAACAGCAGGTCTATAATCGGATGGGTGATCTGTTTTATCTTTTAGGTAGCGTGTACATGCTTCTTTGAGGCCGCGAACTGCAGGGTCAATGCCTACAACTTTACCGACACGTGTTCTCTTCCACCTTGGGAAGTCACCTCCTTTACCGACACCAAATTCGAGTAGTGATGAGTTCTCTTTTATGGTTTCATAGTAGAGTCCATCTTTTACTTTGTTATGAAATTCGTAGGAAGGTTGTAAGATGCGTGCTTTGCGATTGATATCTTCTTTGTAATATACTTCATCTTCGAGGGAATCATCTAGTGGGATTGAAGCAAAGTTAGATATCATATGTTCAGATACGGGGATATGAATGGAAGACCAAATGTTGTCTGCAACGGTTCTATCATTTCCATATTGAGTTTTGTTTAGGATTCTGTATTCGTATGTTTTGTCGTAGCGAGTTCTTAGGATGTTCCACCTTTGCTTTTCAGTGTCGTATGAGCATTCTATGATGGTGTTATCTTCGACGCGGATGTTAGTAGAATCGAAAGCAAGGCCTTTATCATCGACTGGGACCATAATTTTGTATGCTTCTGGGTTGCGAGGATTGGATGGTTGGAAAAGAGAAGGGATATAAGTGTTGATATCTGCTAATTTCTGGAGATCTGTTGGCAGAGCTTTAGGTGTATATTCTCCAGTGAGAGTTTCGCATGGATATAGGATTGCATCGAATGATGACCGACTAACATAAAGTTCTCCTTTTTTTATGGTTGTGTCTTGAACTGGGTCGTATGTTTTTTCATCACTAAGTTTGAGTAGGAAGTCGATGCTATTTTGGTGTGGAGGTTTCCACTTATAGACTGTTGTCCAAGTGTTTCCTTTGAGAAGTGTTTTTGGTGCAACTGGGCTAAGTTTTGGTGTGAAAATAAGGCCATCAGTTTCGTATTCATATTCTGCAGAGAGAAGTTGCTTAATAGAATCTTCCATGACTTTACCGTCACCTGCAAGGAATAGTTTGGTTTCGATGCGGATGGGGTTGGTTGTTGCTTCGGTGATAAATTTGGTTGAAACATCTTTGACGAAGAGTCCAGCGCAGCCGAGACGGGAAGCAGTTGGTTCTTCGCCTTTCATTAGTGGCAATGATTGGATATCTTTGTTTTTGTAGCGATAGATATCGAAGATGCAGAATAGGTTTTTTTGAGGTATGTATTCTCCATCAAGGAAGTCGCCAATATATGCATCATCGGTTGTGCGCAGACCTGTCCAGACAACATTATTTTGCTTGTTGATTCTCAGAACCCGTTTATCGCGAGCAACATACAGACCATACCGTTCTCCATCAGCTTTTACGGTTACAGTATAGTCTGCCCAAATGTTGTGTGGGCGTTCCTTTTTTAGGGTTCTGCGTTCCAAGGTTACAGGATTATAGAATGAAAGTTTGGACATACGGAATTCTTGGATATAGCGTTCTTGTTCGGTTGGTGTAAGCAAGAATTCAGATTGTTGATATGCCTGAAGGATGGTGTTTACAATTTTGAAAAGTGATTGCGTAATCGCTTCGGGGGATGTGGTTGTTGTTTTGTTAACAAATTCAATTTCAAGTTCATAGATATGTTGTTCTTTTAGAACGTCACGCAAGGATTGTTTCTTATCTTTGCGTGTTTTGACCATTGAGAAGTCTATATGGAAGAGTTCGTCCATGGAAGTAAATGTACGACGATTGAGGAGTCGAATAGAAGTTACGCGAGGATCATTAGGAGATGCTTCCCAATCTTTGCGGACGTTCTCTTCGAGTCGAAGCCTGAATCTTGAATAGATATCGGGCAGATCGATATTTTTCAGGCCTTGATAGATGGTTTTGCGTTGAACGAGAACGGGAACACCTTTGAAGGAGGATGCTGAGCAAACTCTATGAATTTGTTGAGGAGTTTCAACTTCTACGCGAATGTTGTCTGGATATGCAATTCGAAGCAAAGTTGTTTCTTTGGGCTGACCTAAAGAGACAGTTTTGATTGCATTCAGAATTCTATCAGCAACATCTTTGGTTTGAATCCTTCCGGGGAGAACAGAACATTCGAATTCTGTTTTCTTATCTTTTTTGGCTATATCAATAAAATTATGGATAGGTTTTGTATCCATTTCTATTATCTTATAACTTGGAAATTGGTAAGTCCATTTTTCACTTGAGTAATTATAAATAAATGGACGATTCGTTTCCAGATGTTACGCCTGTAACTTCCTCTATTAGTTCAACACTTTACACGATACTTTTTATAGTTGCAGTGTTGGGGGCTTTATGGTTGGGAGCATGGATACATAGCAAATACTTTAAGCCTCCGCCTAAAGTTGTTCCTCCACCCGATGCTAAGCCAGCGCCTGAGCCTGAACCACATGGGTGGGGGCCAGGTCCTTGGGGTCCTGACCCGTGGGCATCTCAACCCTATGGACCTGTGCCAGTCCCCGATAAGCCTGCTCCTAAGCCTGCTCCTAAGCCTGAGCCCCCTGGTCCAACGCCACCAAAGCCTCCTCCTGAGTCGTTCAAGCCTGTGCTTTCATTGTTGAGTGCAACTCCTGGACCTGATAGAAAACTTAAAGTCACATATAGTGTAACTTCAGATACTCCATTACCTGTTTCGACACATTACTTTGTGGCATTTGATTTGAAGCATGGTGACAAGACACTCACTAATTTCTCGCAAGACGAACCAGTGGAAGATGTACATGGTAATCAGCACACAGCAATGATTGATATTGTTGAGGACGAGGGTGTTGATGTCAGGTCTTTGAGTGTGAGTGGGCAGATTATGTATGATTATATGGGTTCAAGAGTTGCTGTGGGCAACCCTTCTGTTCGAAATGTATCTTAATTACTCAACCATCCGTTCATAAGTTTTGCGAGTTTTCATGTCTTCCGCCATTCTTTGTTTTTGGTCGATGCAGAAAAGAATATAATTTTCCATTTCCTGAAGACAATCTTGTGTGAGATGTTCAGATGAAACAAAAACGCCTGTTGGTGCTTTTGTGATATTTTTTGTATATTTTTGTATTATTTCGTGGAGTTGTGTATGTTCAGTTGTATCAAGTTTATCAATTTGTTCTTTCATCCATTCCAACTTTTGGCGATTCATTTGAATCTGATACGTTTGGTTTCTTTAACTTCCTTGTTTTTTTGGTTGTTGTTTCTGTTGGAAGGACTGTGACTATTTTTTCTTCGTTATTTGTTCCGATGTTTTGGTTGAGGATTGGCACGACTGGTTCTATTCTGGCGTGAAGGAGTGGTTGTAGTGGTGCTGGTTTTAATGCAGTGCGGAGACGTCCAACAACGACGATGACTTTATCTTGTTGTTTGAATTGTGGGCCAATAACTTCAAATTCAAAATCTTGATTAAGTTCAAGTTGTTCAAATTCTTGATTTCCGATATGTAAATCTCTTGGAATTAGTATATTTAGTGGTGTTACATCGGCGTGAACACCGATTTTTGAGCGAAGAGCCACAGCTGCTTTGAATATTTGTCCTGGGTGTGGGAAGCATATATCTGCTTGAAATACTACGTCGTAGTCGACTCCCCCTTTGATTTGATTTACTCTGCCAAGCGAGTAACTTATGACTGTGATGCTATCTTTTTGGACATATCCTTCTGAGATGCATCTGCCTTCTATGGTTGTTTTGAGTTGTGCAAGAATGGATGGGAGCATATTTTTTTGGATATATTTTGAATGGACATGGACTTTGTTTGATAGTTGGCGACGTTCGAACATTGGGTCCATATTGTTTACTATTAAACCGTAATAAGTATTTAATTCATTTTTAAAAACGGAGTATTTCTTTTATAAAAGTGAGTTTAAAACCATGGGAGTATCTATGACGAAACAGGTAGCAGTTGAAGTTCCAGAAGAGTACGTGAACGTGACTTATTGCGTTGTTCGAACTTCTGGTTCAATAGACCGAAACCACCATTGTTTGAGGGTTACTCACAACTTGCAATCGCAGCATTATGAAACTAATTATACATGCATGGATATCTATCCAGGTTCTCCGTACTTTTGGGCTGGAAACCACGCCGTAAAGTATTCGAATGGATGGCGAGTGTTTCTACAAGCAGATGGCCCAATGGGTCATGTTTGTGGTTGGAGACAGCTTACTTCTTTCTGGCCCCTTAAGTTGGATGGCCAACCTGAAAAGATTGATGAGTGGCGTAGACGTTTTACCTATGCATTAGATGAGCTTAATGAAGAGCGATTGCATAAGGCACAAAAAAATGAGTCTGACGATTAGTCGACTGAATCCACATCTATGGATTGTGCTTTTCCTGTTAATGACAGGAGGATGTCTAGAATCTCATCATGACCAAAAGACTCGACTGAACAAGTCAGTTTTTTACCGAATATACAATTGAATTCGAATATTTTTGTCTCAAATCTGAAAATGATTCGATTAATTCTATTGTATACTAGGTCAACAATTAGTTCTTTTTTTTCCTTATCAAAGTCTGCTTCGATGATATCTTTTTCTGCTTGGTCAAGAAGTTTACCGATTACTGTGCAGGTATCTGTAAACATTTTAGATAAAATCTTTCTTTCTGCAGTTTCAATTTCTGTCATATTGTATAAGTGAAGCAAACCTGTAGGATTTTCCATAACTATGTTGTATATTTAATTCATTTTTATAAAAACGAACTTGTAACTTATATGAATATGGCAGATACAACCGTTACTATGATTGTTCCGTTATGTGTTTTCCCGCTGTATACTGCATGTCTTGGTTCTGCCATATTTGACTTGGCTTTGAATGGCGGAGATACTGCCTTGGCCCAGATAATTCTTGACTCTGGTGGAAACGCGAATGAGTGTAAATACGGGATGACCCCTTTGCAGGCAGCTGCCCAGAACGGTCATTTTAGTTTTGTAAAGTGGCTTATCGAGGATGCTTATGTCGTCCCATGTCCACTTGCTCTTCAGTTTGCCCGCAAAAAGGGGCACCTAGATATTGCATCTTACTTGAACAGCCGAACTATGTAGTTTATACTTAGTTACTTTTTACCGAAGCAAGAGAATACGTTGCATTTCTGGAGTTCTTCCATTGCCCAAAGACCCACGAGGAGTGCTTTGCCTTCTCTGGGAGGAAGTTCGGACACAAGCCAAGTTCCAAGCTGTAGTTGAAGAGCATGAAATAGTTCAAGTGCTTCTTCTTTGGTTTTAGGTTTGCTTGTAACAAGGTCTGTAATCACCTTTACAAGGGCGGCTTGGTCTTTGCTTAGGTTGCTGGTTAGTTCGGGCACAAGGCTGGCGACTACAGTTTTTACGGGCTCAGGGAGAAGTTCTTCGACCTTCTCTGTGATTGTCTCGAGGACTTCTGCAACTGCTGATACAGTTTCTAGTGCAGAGTCGGGCGGGGGGGCAGGCGATTCACTTTTGGGAGTTCCAGGCAAAGGTTCCATTTGTTTATTATTTAACAATATTATCCGTAAGTCATTGTAAATGAATTCTGCTATAAGCGAGGTATTGCCTGGATTTACGAACATTACTACTGATGTTCGTAGAGGCATTACGCATACTGAAATCAGAATTTTAGGAGATTCTAAGCGGGCTCGTAAGCCTGGATTTTTGGTTGATGTGTATGTTAATCGTCGCACCCAAGAATTTTCTGTTGCGAGAATTGATAACAAGGACGAGGCAACCCTACATAAAATTGTAACTGTATTAAGCGGTTTTAAGTTTTGAAAGTATATCTTTGCGATTTGAATCTTCTCCTTCTAGTATTTCCCACTCTTGCGTTGTCCACCACATCAAATCTGGTTTTGTTTCGTTTACTATTGCTTGTCTAACTGCTAAGGCCAAAAATTGGCATCTGTCAATTTTTGTTTTTACTGACTCAGTGAATGGGAAACCTAACCATTCGGAGAACTTTTGTAGCAAGGGTTCTAGATAAGAACCACAAGCACGACCTTTGATAACTTTGATTCGTTCTACACGTTTTACTTCGGATGCTTTTTCATCAAGATTGAAGACAATACGATCATCTTGCATTGTGGCGAATATTTTAGATTTTGATTGTAGGAAAAGGTTTATTTTTTGCTTTACCCATCTGTAATAGTCATCTGCTTGTTTGCCGATGGGAGTAATAAGTTCATTATTTTCATTATAGATTCGTTTGGATCCGAGAATTTTTAGGTCTCCAACTTTTAGGGTTTTGGCATATATTGGAGGATTATCCCAATCGAGTGAAAGCATATGTTTTATGCGTTCTTCTGATGTCATTTCGTGATCTACTATATACCATTCAATTACTGTGTCATCAAATCCAGATTTGAAGTCAGGATTAATTTTTGTTGATTTAAGTTTTTCTTTTAAGTTGAAAAGATTTGGTTTGATTGATGAGATTTGTTTTTCTAGAGGTTGTTGTATACCTTTATCTTCTTTTACGTATCTTTCTTGTAGTGAACCAAATTGTTTTATGGTGAAAGAGTACAGAGGTCCTTTTGATTCTATAAATCCTATGCGATTATTTTTATCTTTTATTTGGAAGCCTGTTTCTATTGCGTTTTGTAGGATGTAAAGGATTACGTCTCTGTCATACATTTTGAGTTGTGGTGAAGAGTATAGGTCTTGAATTTTCCATACAGGTTTTTTGAGGAATAGTTTAGTGAATTTGTCAAGCAGTTCATCACGAACATCGAGATAAGTTGAGAGTGGTCTTTCGTGTTCTTTATCTTCTGATGATTCTTTGACTTTGCATGTAATTTCTGAGTTGAGTGATGTTGGGGAGGCCATTTGGTTAAGTTTTAGAGTTACTGGTTTATCATCTTGTGACCGATGTTGAGTTATATCAAGATTTATCCAATCTGTGGGAAGAGTATTGATATCTGCTTGTAGAGGGCAATCCATTGCTGATTCTATGACGACTTGTTTTATTTTGGCGATTAACTTTGCTTTTGTTTCAACTGAAACACGATAATAGTATTCATCTATGAGTTCAATTTCGGAGTTTGGTAGTTTACAGACGTGTAGATATACTGTGCAGTTTTGGTCTTGAAAGTCGAGTGATTGATGTGAGCATGTTCTGATACCTCTTCCAATTACTTGTTCAATTTTGCTCATGTTCCAGCAGAACTCAAGCAGATGAATTTGTCTGATGAAAGACAGATCGATACCTTCTGAGATGGATGGTGACCCAACAATAACTTTGATATCTTGGCCATTTTTGTTGTCTTGACTTTTTAGGCGTTCTATTGTTTTGCGTCGTTCTGATTCTGATATTTCTGATGTGAATAGAACATATTTGCCTGCAGAGCCTCTTTCTACTTCATTTGCAGTTGACTTTAGTAGGCGTTTTCCTGTGGCTGATTCATAGCCATGTTCTTCGAGGCACATAGCGAATAGTTGAGCACCTGATTCAACAAAGTTTGAGTAGACGAATATGATACCTTTAGAGTTTGGGATAATTTTGGTGATCATAGCAAATTTGGAGCTATAATCTGCAATTTTTGATGGTGCTAAAAAATGGTATGAATATTCAAACTGTGAATCTTCATCTTGTGATTTTCGAAATGTGTTTCGGAATGTTGAATTTTCTGGGAAAACGCATATTGTTGGTGGAGCGGCGGAAATGCCAAGTTTGGTTTCCTTTGTTGATTTTAGGGTTTCTGCTTGTATACCTTGAACAAACGACGCTGTTAATGTTAGTATGCTTCTTCTGTCTTTTGGTAGGATTGCTCTATTTTTTAGGTCTCGTGTGGCGACTGTTGCAACTATATTTTCTGGTGGAGGGAGTGTGAATGGAAATGTTAGTGGATTATCTCCTCGAACGTATGTTATATATTCTTGGCACCAGTTCCTGAATTGTTGTTCTATGTCTGGAAGGAAGTCTCCATTCTTATTGAATACATTATCTGTAAGGATTTGTTTAGTTAAAGGTTGTTTTCGATCGTTCCATAGGAATAGATTGAAATAGAATATAATTTCATCATAGCTATCGAACATTGGTGTTGCTGTGAGAAGGATTAGAGTTATATTTTTTGCAGTTTTGATTATTTTTTCGAGTGCCATACTGACAAGTTTTGTGGGTGATCCTTCTTCTGTATTTCGTATGCTGTGAGCTTCATCGATGATGATGAGTCTATCATCGAATGTTTTATGAATCCATTCATCAAGATTATGTTGAGGGGTATGTTCATTGACTGAGTTAGCGAATACGCGATATCCTTGAAATTCATAGAATTCTGAAATTATGCGTTGAGCAACTGTATTGATTTTGTCTCGCGATGCTTTATCGGTCCATTTTTGTGGATTATTTTGGATGCGTAGAAGCATATCAAGGTATCTGCGTCCTGTACATTGTTTGGAAAGTAGAATTCCACTTGCATCTACTGAGATTTTTGACATGGAGAATATTTGTCCGCTAAAAGTTTCTTGGACTGCTGGATTGGCAAGAATGAGAACTTTTTTGTTTTGAAATTCAGGTCTAATAATATATTCTTCTGAAATTTGGATAGCGGAGCATGTTTTTCCTGTTCCCGTTCCGTGAACGAGGAGAAGATTTCTGAGTGGTGAATCTGGAGATATAACTCTGCGTAGAAATCTTTGATAGTTTTGTAATTTGAAATCACGAGAAGCAGATTGTAAGCACATTTCTTCTCGTAATTGAATGAGAGTATCTATGTTGGCAGGTGGTAATTGGTCTGCCTTAGTTTCGCTTAATTCTGGATTTTTAATATTCACCATTCTTCTTATTTCTTTCCTCCTTTTAATGTTTTTGCTTCCATACGTTTATCGATGTATTCCGCAATCATTGAGCCAATGCTTAGAGCTGCTCCAGCGAGAGTAAAAGCATAGCTAGTATATTTTGATACACTCTCCTTTTTGTCGTCTTCAATCAAATCTGGAATTACGTAATATTGTATAACGCCGTAAGCAACTACAACAACTGCAAAGATTCCTATATGGAATAGCCTATAAGCCAAATTGTATTGTCCCATTTATTTATTAGTCGAGTTTGTTTTCTGTTGAATCTTGAGAGGAAAGCCTGTCAGTTGCTTGTTCGAGTTGCCGTTGAAGTTTGCTAATATACCATTCAAGTTCATGATTTTGTTCTTCTAGTTCATTGATGCGTCCAATATTATATTTTGCAGCACAGCAGTTGAAAAGAAATCCGCTAACAAACGTACATACGAACATAAAGGGAAGGGCAACAATATCCACTTCTGTTATCATTTTATGTAAACTTTGGTTTATCCTTTTTAAATGGTTAGTAGCCGTCCATAAGAACTGGCCATTTTTCTGAAGCCTTTCGGTATTTATCTAGAGCGTCGAAGTATGTATTGTATTCATATGGGTTTGCTCCATCTTGATTCAATGCTTTGCTTGCACTGTTGACTTTATCGTTAAGGTCATCTAGTATGGCTCGTTCTTCTTTGGTTAGAGTAGCAAGCACCTTGTTCTGTTCTTCATTTCTTTGTTGGATAAACTTGTCTATTTCCTCTGCCTCTCGTTTTGCTTCTAGATACTCGTAGTATTTGTAGGTGTCGTCCATTTTTTGTTATAATTAGATTAAATATAACTTATAGTTCCCTTTTTACAAGTTTTTAAGCAAGCATCCCAAAGCAAAAATACAATTGTCTGAGAACTTTGACAACTATCCCAAATTGGTTGTTGTCAAATCTGGAAACGTTGTGATATTTGCTTTAAGAGGGTTAGTATTTTGCTTT